GTTGTTTTATGAACTCCGAATCCCTCTCATTGAGAGATTCTTCCGAATCCATCCAGCACAGAGAAAATGCCTCTAGAGGATCGATCTCTTCCATACCCTTAAGGATAGAAAGACATCGCAAATCTAGAGAAAGAACATACGAAGGATCGTATTGAATAGGATGATCGATGCCTCCAAGAAATTGGGGGAATCCAAGCGGAGGGTTTAACCTCTGGATCACTCTATTCCATGCTTTATCCTTTGATATCAATTTGTTAACTATAGTTATGCAAATTGGTATCCGAGGATCATCCTTAGAAAAATATCTCATGTACGACGAAATGAGCCTGATCTTAGAAATAAGAACTTTCCCATCTTTGTCGGACACATTGGATTGGAAGGCGCGCAACTTAATTAAGTCAGCGAATTTCCAACCCTTTGAATCATAAGTACGGAACGCCATTTCTTCGCAAAATATTGCGAATTGTGTCGAACTGTACCAAGTAGTACTACTGGGAACACAACCGGACATTCTATATAGAATGCGGAATGCGTTACTCTGACTCTCTGTTGAGAATTGGATAACGTCATCTCCGGAATTGCTCCCGTAGGGTTGCGCGAAAGGAGAAGCGGACTGCAAGAATGCAATCAACTCTTCTTCGTGTTTCCGAATCCATCTATCGGTTTCGTCATTAGTCATGACCATGCCGGGCACTCTTGGCCCGAAAGTCCTCATAAGAGGACCCGCAAGTGATCGAACGATGACGGAATTCATGTTTAAATAGATACCAGACAATCCCTCTCCCATCATTATCCCACTATTGTGAGATCTTGGTAGAAAGGTTTCATCTGGATATCCTCTCTCGAGTTGAAATAGACGATCGCATGTTGCGATATCTACGGCAAATCGGAGAAAGTTATCGAACGGATGATTCAAACCATCTAACATCCCCGTCAATACTTGGCGGATCTGTTGACGGAATGGAGTATCCGTTGCTGTTGTGAGATCCACGGATTCCGCGTGATCCGGAATAGGACTAAACATTAGTTTGGTACGATCCCGGTCCCACACGGCGGACTTCTGTCCACCGATTGATTCCATGACATCAAATAATTTCACCCGATTGAGCAGGCCTATCCTAATGGACGGGACTGACCATATGACGGGATCAAGGATATGTCTCGCAGCCATCCCAATGATCGCTGCGGACAGATCCGTGATAGTAATAACCCTAACCTTCCAACCCTCTTCAGGTTGAGGAGATATTCGGGTTAGAATGGCTCCATGGAGAAATGTAACCTTGAAACCATTAGGTTTATAGGAAGTACACGTATCCAGGAACTCTTCTTCAATTTCGATCGTAATCTGGCCAGTCATCTTAAGATGCCATATTGACCAGAGGAGACCCATTAATCCTAGTCGTTCATCGAGTGACCCTTCAGGATCCTCGACGATCTTGGGGTACAAAATCTGCCATAAGGCAATTTCTGGATCCCAATCTTCGACTCTCAGTACTAAGTTCCCAGTTATATCGTACACGTCCTTTTCTGGACATGTAGGAAATAAATGGGAAACGGGACACTTGAAGAACTCGAGAATTACTTCTCGCGTTTCCCCAGTTTTCCCTCCTAATAACTGAGTGTAAGTTCGGGACGAGTGTCCACTAATGGACCACCACGTTCCGGGTTTCCTCTCGTGATTAGGAAAGGATCCTACAATCTTTCTGGACACATTTGTCCAGTCAAAAGAATAGGGACTTTCCCTCTCAACTGTTGCTTTGAACGCCGCCAAGGAGTCAAGAATGGCGTCCTTGCCGGGTTCAGGCAACGTTCGTTTCAAACCGGCCATTTGACCGACGAGACACATCTTCTCAAAAGAGGATGGTCCTGCCAGAACTGGCCGGAGAACAGGATCGAACATGAACGGGGGTATCAATCGATTACCCTGGACTTGAACGATATGTTCCCATATACACCTTGGTGTTCGGCAGGTGGTGATTGCAATCTCCACTTCTCTACAACGTTTGGCCCTTCTTCCCAGAAAGGACTTGCGCTGTACAGGACCATCTCG